GCTTGCACGTAAAGAAGAAATATAAGAGGAAATAAAAAATGAATCATAAAATTGAATGTCCTAACTGTCAAGGAAGTAATGATTTTGTGATAGATAGAATAGAGGGGTTTGATGAAATAGTCTGTAACTATTGTGGTTCAACATTATTTTTTAGTTGGTTAATTCCTCTTGGTGAAGAAATTGTTCTTCATAAAAAGGGTAAGTATAAGAGAAATGATAAGGGGTAAAAAATGAAATATTTAATAATTTGGGAAGATGATAATGTTGGTGAGTATGGTTTTTCCTTACATCCTACAGTGAAAGATGTAGAAAAGAAGTATGAGAAGATAGTAAGATTGGATGAAGTAAGTCCATGTTCAATTGATGTTTTTGTGGTTAGTAGAAAGTTAGAGCCACATGTAAAGTTTACAGAGACGGAACTAAAAAAAGGTTCTAAAAAGGATAATATAAAATGAAAATTAAAATTGGAACGGAAGAGTTTGATATGGATTATGAAGCTCAGTTAGAGATTTCAGAAGAGACAATTAATGAAGATCTGAAGACCCAGGCTTCATTGTTTGCTTTCTATGCTGTGCTCTCTGAGCATGCATCTGTTGACTTAAATGTTTATGAGGCTCAGTTAGATACAGGTATTAGGGCTAATGCAGAGAAGAAACTAACAGAGAAACAGGTGTTAGCCAGGCTCTGGTCGGATGCTCTTTATATTGAGAAGACAAGAAATGTTGGGGTTTTGAAAGCTGTGGTAAAAGCGTTTGGTCAGAGAAAAGAAACTGTGATTGCTCTGGCTTCCAACATGAGAGCACAGCTTGACCCTGAGATTTATTTAAAGAAAGAAGAACTTAAAGTTGGTGGGTAAGAAATGAAAGAAATTTTTTTAACTTTAAAAATAAAAACTGAAACTAATGATATATTATTTGTAGAATTAACTGAGTCTGGTTTAGTTGAAGATTCTTATGGGGCTGGTTCTATTTATAATTTTCATCTTGAAAAAATGGAAGTTTTGATGAGTCAAATAATTGAAAAATTACCTGAGATTATAAATAAAAAAATAATAAAGGAGAAGAAAAAATAATGAGAGTAATAATTGATATTGAGATTGGAGAAAAAAATGCTTATACAACAAACCCTTCCCCTTCAAAAATAAGCATTGATGTGATAGAAGCTTCAGTTGAAGAATCGAAGCGTATTCCTGCTTTAGTAAAAAAACTAAAACAAATAGTTGATGAGAGTAAATAAAGCTTTACGTAAAAGCTTGTAATAAAAATTTTTAAAAGAGGTGAAGAGATGAGTTTATTCGGAGCAGTTGACCATGAAAAGGATGAACAGCTTGTAAAGGCTGAGAAATCCAGGATGCAGGGCAAGAAGGATTGGTCTGAGATTTATTGGAGACCAACTCCACATGCTGAAAATGTTATTAGGATTCTGCCAGCAAAGGCTGGAACAGACGCTTCTTATCATTTAAAGATAAGCAAGCATTTTGTTAGGCATGCTGATAGGACAGAACAGTTTACCTGCATGAATGAGGTGTATGGAGAGGCGTGTCCAGCGTGTGAGGAATGGAAGAAGCTTCTGAAACAATCCAATGAGAAGAGTTTTTCTAAAGAAGAAAAGAAAAAGATCCTGGATGAAGCCAAGAGATTCAGACCTCAGAGAGTTGGGTATTTCAACATTATTGTAAGAGGGAAAGATAAACCTGACGTGATGTTGTATGAAGCTCCTATGACAGTGTGGAGCAAGGTTGTCCATGTGGTGGCAAGCCAGGGAAGAATGGCAGACATTTTTGATGTGTTCAAGAATGACAAAGGTGAGATTGAAACACCAGGAAGAGACATTATCGTGTTGTATGACCCTGACCAGAACCCACAGCACAGATACAATGCATACCCTACAGAACGCTGTCCTATGGGAACTCCAGAAGAAGTTCTAAGATGGTATGAGCAGATAACAGATTTGGTGCCAGAGAACGTGGCTCCAAGAGTTGATATTGGAGTTGCTCAAATTAAAACCACTGGTTCTAAAGAAGCCAGAGAACAGTTGAGGGATATGCAGAGACAGCTTTGGATAGCAGAGCAGGAAAAGGAAAATGAAGAGGAAGAGAAACCAGCAGAGTCTGTAAAGAAAACAGAAGAAAAACCAAGTGGACAGAAGAAAGCAGAGCCTAAAGATGAGGCTCCTAAAGATGCCAAAGTTAAACCAACCACTCCCCAAGGAGATTCTTCAGATGCTGTGCTTGCAGGGATGAAAGATAAGTTGGCTAAGATTCAAGCCAAGCAAAAGGCATAAGGCTCAGTAATCCATGGGGAACAAGCCACTGTTCTAATTTGCTGAGCTTAAATTTATAAGGCAGGGTTATGTGGTCATCTTTAAGTAATTGAAGAAAAGTAACCCAGCTTTGGAATAGGAGAGACAATGGATACATTACCAAAGTTTGATTTCCAGACAATTGATTTATCCAGTAGGGTAAAGGACTTGGTTAAGTTTAGAATTCCTACAGGAATAATAGCCATTGATAAGGTTGTTGGTGGTGGGATTCCAGCAGGAAAGTTGACAGAGATATATGGTGGATGGTCAAGTGGTAAGACAAGGTTGGCTTGTCACGTTATTGCACAGACACAGAAGCTTGGTGGTGTTGGAGTATTTGCTGATAATGAAAGGTCTTTAGATGAGGGGTTAATTGGATTAACAGGGATTGATACTGACCCTACCAAGTTTATTTATCCAGACCCTGATACGGAGCTTACGTCTGTTGAAAATATTTTTAGGATTATGCAGAATGCTGTTGTAACTTTAAGAGAGAATAATCCAGAGGGACTACTCACAATCGTGTGGGATAGTGTAGCTTCTACTCCAGGCATCCAGGAGTTAGAAGGTGAGATGGGTGTTAATACTACAGCTATGAGAAGAGCTAAGTTAATTGGAGAAGGGCTCAGAAGGCTAATGACAGATGTTTACAGACATAAGGTTTGCCTTATTTTTATTAACCAGATTAGAGACAGAATTGGAATTATGTATGGAGAAAAAACAGATACAGTAGGTGGGAAGGCATTGAAGTTTACTGCTTCCTTGAGGCTCCATTGTAAGATTGCAGGAAGGATAAAGAATGAAAAGACAGGTGAGCTTGAGGGTTACAAAGGAAAGCTGATTGTTGATAAGTCTAAAATTTGTAAGCCTTTTGGTGTGGTGAATTTTCCTATGTATGCTGATAAACCAATTGACAAACATGCTGGGCTTCTGGATTATATGAGCAGGCATGGGGAAGTTTTGAATAATAAAGGTTGGTATTCTTTTCCTGATACTCCTGAGACCAAGTTTAGAGAGTCTGACTTTCCTACACTTTATGAGAAAAGAGAATTAAAAGGAGAATAAAATGCCTTATATAAATGAGAAAAGAAGAGAAGCACTTTCCGATATTTTGGATGAGGTTAGATATTCTTTTTGTTCTGATGAGGATATTGATAAGGGAGAGAAGGGTGACATTAATTATTTGGTCTGTATGATTGTTGTAAAATATTTGTTAGCTCGGGGTGAATTAAATTATCAAACAATTAGTGAGGCTATTGACGCTGTTCATGATGCTGAGTGTGAATTGAGGAGACGTTTGTTAGAGGTGTATGAAGATAAAAAAATTAGAGAGAATGGTGATATTTTTCAAGACATAATAACAGAGATATTAAAAAAGGAGAAAAAATAATGAAAGTTTATTTAGCAGGTGATATAGCGTATGAAAATAGGTGGAGACCAAAAGTAGCTGAGGCTGTCAAGCCTTTTCTATGTCAGCTATTTTCTCCTATTGATACAATTGATTATAATTTGGTGGCTTTAGAAAGAGCCAACAAAGATAACCAAGTTTTTGTTCCATGTGATTTTAAGAAAATTGATATGTGTGATATTGTATTTGCTTATCTTCGGGATGGTTCAGGGAGTCTTCATTCAGGAACCAGTTGTGAGATTGGTTATGCAAAGGCACAAGGCAAGCATATTATTCTTGTCAACAGTCTTCAGAAACTGGATGCATATCTATATCAGTTTATCCAAAGGACAGCAGATATTTGTTTTACAAATCTTGAAGATGGTATAAACTATTTAGTAGAGTTTGTGAGTGAGATGGAATATGATCCAACAACTGATTGGAAAAAACGAATGAAAGAGAAAAAACAAGTAGTTGACAAATGAGGAAACTCTGTGTCTTATGTAGTATATATACTACATAAGATGAGGAAAATAAAAATGAAGAGTATTTTATTAATTGATGGAAACAACCTTATGTATAGAGGTTTGGGTAGAGCACACATGACTCACAATGGAAAAAGAACTGAAGGGATTTTCATGGGGTTGTCTATGTTAAAAAATCTTCTTGTTCAGTTTGAACCAGCACTGGTATTTGTGGTTTGGGATGGTGGGTGTGACCCTGAACGTAGGGCAAAATATCCTGATTATAAAAAAAGAAAGATTAAAAAAACCAAAGCTGAAGAAGTGGAGATGAAGGAGTTTTACAGACAGGTTCCTAAATTTGTGGATGCTCTTTCTAAGTTGGGAATTATGCAGGTTAAAATTAAAAACAGAGAGGCTGATGATATTATTTATTCTTTGATTGATGGTCTTGAAATGTTTTCATTACCAGATGTTAAAACAATAATTGTTTCAACAGATAAAGACTTTTTTCAGTTATTAAAAAAGACGAATGTTTATAATCCTGTAAAGGGTGAGATGATGACTGAAGAACTATATGAAAAGACATATGGATTTCCTGTGGAATTTTCTCTTATGTATAAAGCCATGAGTGGGGATAGATCAGATAACCTTCCAGGTGTTTTTGGAGTTGGTGCAGTTGGAGCTACTATGTATATTAAAACTTTGTTAAAAACAGAAAATGAAAAGATGGGTTTGAAAGAAAAAACAAAATTACAAAAAATTGTAGATAAGGTAGATAAAAATTTTGAGGTTTTTGAATTGATGTTTGAGTTGATGAAGTTTAAAAGAATAGACCTAACTGAAATTGTATCAAATCTAATTCATCCACAACCACAAGCTCTTTCAGAGCTCCAGGATAATGGTATGAAGCTTATAAGTGATTATGGTTTTAATTCTTTATTGGAGCAATTTGGGTCATTTCTTATTCCATTTGAGCTCCTGTTTATGAAACCAGGCAATGATATAGGTAAAAAACCATGATAGGAGCTCCTGAGAGCTCCATGGTTACACGTTTAGAACAGGGCGTGTGGTAGCTCAGAGTGTATGAGGTATTAAATATGAGGCTTAGAGAGGTTTAAATGAAGGTAGCAATTTTTTCCTGTTTGCATGGTCATAACTTTAGAGAATTTAGTGAGCTGACTGAGGAAGGGATTAATAGTAGGCTTCTTAACCAAGCAGTTCTTTTGGGTTCGTTTAGGTCTTGGTGTGTTAAAAATAAAGTAGATGTTGTTTTAAATCTGGGTGATGTATATCATCTAAAAAATAACTTAGATACTCAAGTCATAAAATTTATCTCTCATGAGTTAAATAACATTGGTGATAGTCTTGGGATGTATATAGTTCCTGGAAACCATGATTATAGAATGTGGAATAGAGACCATGCTTTGTTGGATGTTGTTTCTTATTTATCAACTAAAGAGAGAGTTCATATTTTGTCAAAAGGTTGGAAGAAGATTTGCCAGCAGGGTAACTTATTGAAAACATTTTTTAAGGTTTATGTATCCCCATATACAAGACAGGTTGCTGGCTTGAATGAAGAGATAGCAAAGTTGGAGACTAACTCAGAAGAGGATATCTTTTTAGCTCACCAGGATATTATTGGAGCAGTGTATGGCTCAGGTGGATTTACGGTTGAGAGAGGTCTTGATCCTGAAGTTCTTTCTAAGAAGTTTAAGTTCTCTTTTATTGGGCATTGCCATGACCAGTTTGTAGTGAATAAGAATGTAATAAACGTAGGTGCGATCATGCAACATAACTTTAGTGATGCAGAAAAGGTTAGAGGTTGGTGGGTGTATGATTCAGATAAACAAACAGTGGAGCCTATTCCACATTCTTTTACTCCAGTCTTTTTTGATATCAAACATTTGGATCAAAAACTTCCAGGAAAGTTTGATACAGATTTTTATAGGATTACACTTAATGGTTCTCAGGTTCCAGATGATGTGAAAAAACTTAAATGGAAGAGGCTGTCATTTAATATTGAGAATAAATTAAAGGATAGGGTTCCTATAAAAATGGAAGATTCAGATGAGGATATTATACAAAAATATGTGGAAGCTAAAGCAACAGGTTTTGACAACAAAAAATTAATTGAGATGGGAAGGAAATACTTATGAAAGGAGATAATAATGGGTAGAAAAAAGTGGGTTCAAAAACCTGTTGTAATTCAGTGGATTGAAGTTCCATTTTGTTGTGAAGAGTTAAAAGCAAGATACAAAAGCTTGCATGCAGGAGACCCAGCAAGTTTTGTTTTCTACTATCATGGTGATAAGTATTATATGTTTAATGCTAACCATCTTCATAGAAAACCAAAGCGAAAGAAAATAGCTGGGGAGCACGTAAAGTGTATTATGGTGCCAATGGTTGAAATTGATGATTGTCCATTTTGTGGGTGTGCTTTATGAAAATAATAAAAGGAGAATAAAATGCCAGGAGAGTTTATGCATCCAGGGACTAAACAAGAAAAGAAAAAAGTTTATTGTTCTAATTGTCATTTTTATGATGCTTGGAACATATGGTCTTGTAAAAAAGTTATTAAAGTTTTTGATACTCCAACTCAAAAACAAAAACTTTATGCGGAGATTCATGTTCAGAATGTTAATAATGATTGTAAATATTATTCAAAATATAAACCTAAAAAAAAGGTTATTAAAAAACGAAAACAACTTCCTCTCTTTGGGCATAGTGATAAGTTAGGACTGGTTTTGTTTAGAAGAATAATAAGGTTTAAATAATGAAAATTATAAGTCTTTACGCTAAGAACTTTATGTCTTTTCATGAAGTGGAATATACCTTTCCAGAGAGTGGTTTGTTTTTTGTTGGTGGAGAAATTCATAGTAGGGCTATTTCAAATAGTAATGGTGCAGGAAAGTCTGCTTTGTTTGAGGCTCTTTGTTGGGGGTTGTATGGGAAGACAATTAGAGATACAAAAGTAGATAATATTATTAACAGATCAGTTGGAAAGAATTGTGTTGCTGGTGTTGTGTTTCAAAAAGGTGAGGACAACTATACTATCTTTCGATTTAGGAATGATGATGAAAATGAAAATGAAGTTAGGTTGATGAAGAATGATAAGGACATTACAGCAGGGAGTTTAAGGGATACACAGACAGTTGTTGATGATGCTCTTGGTATGAATTGGTTGGTGTTTTCAACTGCTGTTATATTTGGAGAAATGGCAAGGAGATTTACAGAGACTACAGGTGCAGAGAAGAATAAAATCTTTGAGGATATTTTAATGCTCCAGAGATTTACGGAAGCTCAGAAGATTGTGAAAGAAGATGTTAAAGTATTGGAAGCTCACAGAGATACAATAGAGTCCTCATTGAATGTTTCTATCGGAATTATAGGAACATACCAGGATAATGTTAAACATGTGAATGAGAAGCTTGGAGACCTGAAGGTGGAGACCAAAGACGTTAATAAAAAAATTGAGGAAATAAAAGCTTTAATTAATTGTCAGATGAAGGAGCTTGAGAGTAGTGAGAAATTATTGGAAGTAAAAACAAAAGATATTACAGACCTTAAATTGGAAGAGGGTTATTATTACAAAGCTTTAGATACGTTGCTGACTGAAAAACGTGCAGGTCTTCAGGAAGCTGGTGAGCTAAGAGGCACTTTGTCAACAGAGGCTAAGGCAATTACGGTTGATATTAATAAGATTGAACGTCTGTTAGGAGATACTGACCAGCTTAAAGATGGAGAGAGCTGTCCTTTGTGTGGTGTGGTTGTAACAAAAGATTCCATGCAGGATATTGTTGAGTATTATAAGAAAGAACGTAAAACCTTGACACTTAAAAAATCGAAAGCTGAAAAGAAGTTTATGTATGCTGGAGCAAATTATAAGAACCTGGAAGCAGGGTTTGATAAAAAAATAGATGAAGCTACCCAGTTGAAAAATGACTGTGAGACTTTGATAGGTAAACTGGAAAAAGAGGTTTATAATGTTGGATCCACAATTTTAAGTATTGAGAGGGATATATCAACTAAGAAAGCTGAGCTTACAGTTTTGGTTGGCACTAAAGAGGCTGACAAAAAACATTTAGAGGAACGGTTAAAGACTTTGCAAAAGCAGATTGAAGATACTCAAAAACATATAGATAATTATCAAGCAAAAATTTTAGAATGTAATACTGAGATTTCCTACAAAACTTTTTGGGTTGAGGGTTTTGGTAATAAAGGTATTAAGTCTTTTCTGTTAGATGAGGTTTTGCCTGAGCTTAATACAAGAGCAAATTATTATGCGTCTATGTTGCTTGATAATGAGGTGCAAATAAAGTTTGATACTGAGACCACACTGAAGAGTGGAGATACCAGGGATAAGTTTAATGTTAAAATAGTGTGTGGTAATGAAGAGATAGACTACAATAACTATTCCAGTGGGGAAAAGGCAAGGATTGATGTTGCTATTTTGTTGTCTCTTCAGACGTTGGTTTTTAACAGGAGTGCTGGGGAAAGTAATATTATAATTTTTGATGAGGTTTTTGAGCATTTAGATGTGGTTGGAATTGAACGGACTGTTAGTGTGTTGTCAGAAGAGGCTGATGATAAAGTAATTTTTGTGATATCTCATCAGAATGAATTAAGAGATTATTTTGACCAGCAGTTGCTTATCATTAAAGATAAAAATGGTGTATCCAGGTTAGGAGATTAAATGAAAAAAGGTGGACAGAAGGCTAAAGGTTCTGCGTTTGAGAGGCGTGTTGCTAAAATTTTATCAGAGGCATATTATCCAGATGGAACAGGAGAGTTTAGAAGAGTTCCATTATCGGGGGGTTGGGATAAGAGAATTGTGTCTGGTGATTTAATCCCATGTA